ATCTAAGACTTTCAGAAAGCCTGCAAATGCAGGTCATGTGCCAGCGGGAAGGGCAGTGAGTAACCAGCCGAAATCTGAATTTGATTCATACATCGACGAACTCATCGAGGACGGCGATCTTTAAGGAGATTTAGATTATGGTAGCTATTGCAGGTTTACGTGGTACTGGTGACTGGGCAACGGATGAACGCCCAAAGAACTTTCGTGAAATTATTCTTTGGCGAAATCCAAATGGTCAGGCGCCTTTGACTGCGCTTATGGCACGAATGAAAACTGAAAGTGTGGATGATCCGGAGTTTAACTGGTGGGAAGAGCAGAATACTCCCCTGCGCGTTCAACTGGACGCAACCGGTGCTTCCGCTTCTTCTACTTCTTTCGGTCTGGTTGCTGGTGGTCTGGATTTAGTTCCAGGCGATTTGCTTCTGGTGGAAACAGGTACAGAACCTTCTGCTTATTCTACGGCAGAACTGGTTGAAGTTTCTTCTGTTACCTCTGATACTGCGATTGTAGTTAAACGTGGTGCAGCAGGTACAACAGGGGCAGCAACAGGTGTGTCAACCTACTTAACTAAAGTGGGTAACTTCTATCCTGAAGGTGACACTTCACCAAATGCGACCACTCGCAACCCAACCAAAAAGACGAACTACGCGCAAATCTTCAAAACCTCATACGAGATGACGAATACTGCGAAGTTAACTCGCACTCGTACTGGCGACCCTTTGAAGAATGATAAGAAGCGTCGTATGTTTGACCACTCGACCACACTGGAACATGCTTGGATGTTTGGTAAGCCAAGTGAAGGCACTGGTTCGAATGGCAAGCCTCGTCGTACAACTGGCGGTTTGAGTCATTTCATTACGACCAATCGTAAGGTGTACACTACCACCCCAACCGAAGATCAGTTCCTGACGGATACTTATAAAGTATTCGATTATGATTCAGGTACAGCAGGTAATGAGCGCCTGGTCTTTGCCGGAAATGGGTTCCTTAACAGCCTGAATAAGTTGGCACGTACAAGTTCTTCAACTCGTGTTAACTTCGATGGTACGATTAAGACCTACGGCATGGAACTGCAACGTTGGGTTCTTCCACAAGGTACCTTGTATGTACGCACACATCCGCTGATGAACGTACATTCTCGTTTCTCTTATAGCGCCTTCATCATCGATCCTTCGGCGATTATCTATCGTCCTTTCCGGGATACGAAGTTTGAAGACAATATCCAGGCTCCTGATGCTGACTATGTTAAAGGTCAGTGGTTAACAGAAGCTGGTCTGGAAATTCGTCATGAAGGTACTATGGGTTACCTTGGTAACTTTGTAGTTTAAGGTAAGTTGGTGTAATTATGCGTTCGGGGAACTCACAATTCCCCGGACGTATTTTCTAGGAGACTGAGCAATGCCAAAAATGACTTTTGAAATTCCAGAAATAAAAATGTCCGATGCTGAGAAAGTATCCTCCATGCCAATGCAGCCGACTATCTATCTTCCAATTAACGCGGAGATTGCTGACCTTGTTGATGTGGATGATATGGTTGCTTTTGTGGTTAAAGGAAAGGTAAGAACAAAAAGAAATGTGGAAAATGCTTATGATGATGGCATTTATGAACTGGATATCGATATTAAAGAAGTTGAATTCGAGGACAAAAATGAGTTTACGCTGTTAGCGGAGGATGAATGAAACATTTTAATCTTTTTATAGCCATGCCTTCGACTCATACGGTGGAGTCGAAGTTTATGATGTCAATGATTTTGCTGACTAATTACTTAAGTTCTCATCCACTTCCCGGCGTCCAAGAGATGTCTTATCGTGTAAATTCTAAGACTGGTTCTAGCTTGCCTAATATGAGGCAATCAATGATTTACCAGGCGTTAGAAGAAGGCGCGACTCATCTTTTATTCGTGGATTCGGATCAGACTTTTCCGCGAGATACAGTCCATTTAATGATGCGGCATCGGAAGCATGTAGTAGCTGCGAATATTGTGACTAAGAAATTGGAAGATTGTAATCCAACTGCCAGGCAATATAACCCTGACAATCCTGCAGGGGATTTGGTATTTACGCATTATAACTCGACTGGTCTTGAAGAGGTTTGGCGCGTTGGCACAGGGATTATGCTCATCGATATGAATGTTTTTAAGAGAGATAATCTCGGTTATGATGACTTGTTTCCGCATATTTGGCAGCCTAAACTTAGGTCATATTGTGGAGAAGATTGGGGTTTTTGCCAGCGGTTACAAAACGCAGGGGTAAAAATCTACATTGATCATGATGTGAGTAAGCAGGTAGGACATATCGGGCCAGTGAATTTTATGCACGATATGATTGCTGCTCGAACTTATTATGATGAGTTAGAAGTAAAGCAAAAGCAAGCCACGGCAAAGTGAGGTAAGCGCATGTCCTTGTTTATAGTGCACAAAAATAATCCTTATAACCTGAAACACGGCACATTTATGGAGTCTTTCGGGAATGAGTGTATTAAAGCGGAGGTTAAGATGGAGGGAAATCGAGCGGTTGTTAACCGTCATCTTGGGATTTATCTTCCGTTAAAGGATATGCGCCCCTACATGATGAAGCTTTTAAATTCAGGAGTAGATAAATAGATGGATTCTCAGCTTCTCCATGGTCGAACTGCGGATTGGAATGTCAGTGAGGAACTGCAAGCAGCTCGTATTGCTAATGCGGATAAGGCATTACGGTATGATCCAGTATCTTCAACGGTATCTTATCTTGGAGTAGCTGTTACAGGTTCAGCTGAGGGAGACGCTGTTTGGAGTATTCGCCGTATAACCTTTACCGCAGCAGGTAGTGTTACTGTTGAATATGCTGACGGTAATAATCGATTTGATAATATTTGGAGTAATAGAGCCGGTTTAACTTATAGTTAAGGAGATAGAAATGAAAGCGTATCATGAGATAGTAACAACGGACATATCTGCGGATGTATATAAGTGGGTTATTCGTAAATATACTCCGAATCCAGAGTATAATAATACCATCCCGAGTAAGGATCAAGCAGCTGCACCTTACTTTATCGAAGAACTGACAGGGGAGACAGCAGTGTCTGGTCTGTCGCAAGTAGAAGCAAAGGCTAAGACTAAAGGTGAAGCTGTAGCCGCTGCCCAACAATTTGTAGGAGGTTAATATGGCTCTTGGATTTAATGTTACTTTAAGAAATAACATACTGGATGAGATCACAGCATTAATTGATGCTGGAACTACCGGTGGTTATTTGAGGATTTATGACGGTACGCGACCAGCTACAGGTGGCGCAGCAACGACTTTATTGGCGGAACTGCAATTCAGTACCACGTCCTTCCCGGCGGCTTCATCTGGGGCAATGACAGCAAATGCGATCACGGCAGATTCCAGTGCAAATGCGACAGGAACAGCGACTTGGTTCAGGGTCGTGGATGATGTAGCTGGTCATGTTATGGATGGTAATGTAGGGACTTCAGGATCTGACCTTAACCTTACCTCTACCTCTATTACAGCGACGCAGTCTGTCTCTTGTTCCTCCTTTGTACTAACAGCAGGTAATGCTTAAGGAGGTAGTATGAGTGATTTTGATATATTACAAGAGGAGATTACTACTGATCCTATGGGTATTGGGTACAGTGGTATGACTCCAGAACAGATTTATACTGCGTTGACTGTGGAAAACAGAACACGCAATAAGTCTTTTATGTTCGGGTATGAAATCTGGGAAAATACTGACTCAGCAGAGTACGCAAGTAAAACTGCGGAAGCTAAGCGGGAATGGTTAGCTCTTTGTGCTATTGAAAGAGTGAATCCGTTTGGTGCGGCTCAGCAGGTCGCAATCGGGATTTTTGGAAATCCAGCAAGTTCAGTGACGGTGGCTAATCTACAAGCAGCAAGGGTAGAGACGTTATCTCGTATGAAGATGCTGGGAATCCAGAAAGTATCTATCGGCTTGATTAATGAGGTGCTTGCGTCATGACACAAGAAGTCCTTATAAAAGACGGTACTGCGAAAGTCTGGGCTGATTCTACGGATTATAGTAGTACGGTTTCCGGACTGACGCGTACCCATCAAATTGACTTGACGAGTTTAGCTTCTGGTTCGTATCGGGAAGGGGCTAAGGCGGATTTAGGAGCTACCAGAGCTCGTCGTTTTTTGGTCTTGGCAGCCTTCGAGATTGCTGCTTCAGCAGCTTCCGATGAGATTATTAAAATCTTCTGGGCAGGTTCACCAAGTGGAACAGCAGCAAATGCTAATCCGGGTGGTACTTCAGGTTCCGATGGAGCTTACAGTGGTACAGCTGGGGACTCCGCGGATGACTCGGCAAAACAATTGATTCATGTAGGGAACTTTATCACCACTTCTGATAACACAACAGTTGTGCAGTATCAAGTTGTGGGAGTGTTGGAAGATATTCCTCGATATGGTATGCCGGTTGTAAAGAATGGATCAACGGGAGCCCTGCATTCTGATGCAGTTGAAATGTACATTGCACTTATTCCAATAGTGGACGAGATACAGAATGCTGTCTAAGCCGAATAAAGGGTACCGTAGACTTACTATTAATAAGGGTAATAGTCTTACTCGCGGTATAGTCTGCGCGTATCCTTTAACGGAAAGTGCTGGACCTAATATCCATGATGCCACAGGGGCTATGGATTTAGTGCCAGGCTTTGGCTCACCGGAAGTCTTAGTGGATTTATACGGTAGGCATGTACAGTTAGTAAATACTGATACAGATTCGATGCATGTTGCTGGTGATGCGCAGCCGGATATGCTGTTAAGTATTACAACAGAAGTAACGGCCATAACTAGAATGCGATGGCGGTCTACTAGCGGCAATAACAGTTTCTTCTTTGGCGAACTTGTTGATGGCGGCGACTCTTGGGTGCTGCAGAATAACCCTTGGGGTGGTAATCATGACCCTCGTTTTCGCGTTCAGGGTGTAGGAACAGCACAGGGGGGAGCAACACTAACAGGTAGTATATTATCGCCTTGGTGGTTGGTTGGGCGCTGGAAGTCTGGCGATTACGTTACGCTTGACGTTTATGACGATGACGGAATCCTCATAGCTAGTTCGGCTTCAGCGTCTACTGTAGGCGGCTCTATGAATCACGCGCCGGGTGCTCCATCTACTATCTGGCTGAATAAGGCGAACGGCGGCGGTGAGGATTTTAATAGCTATTTCTCCGCAGCATGGAATAGACGACTTTCTGATGAAGAAGTGCTGAAGGTCGTTCGGAATTCTATGCAGTTGTTCAGGACTCCAAATCATTATGATAGGATAGTAGCTCCAAGTGCAGCCTCAGGAGTCTCCGGAACATTATCACAGACTCTGGATAATGTGACTTCTTCGGCGCAGGGTAATGTAGATAATAGTGGTTCTTTAAGCCAAACATTAGATAATATTACCAGTACGGCTAGTGGTTTCTTAGGTACCGATTCTACTTTGGCGCAGACTCTGGATGCTATTACCAGTTCGGCACAGGGTAATGTAGATAATGCTGGCACATTATCGCAGACATTGGAGGATATCACAAGTACTGCATCTGGTACAGTTGGAACAGATGCTACCTTAGCGCAAACTTTAGATGCTATTATAAGTGCTGCTCAAGGTAACGTGGATAATGCTGGTACGGTTAGCGTTACCTTAGATGACATTACCAGTACGGCTGCAGGCGAGACGGGAGTTGTCGCTACTTTAAATCAGATTATTGATGATATAACTTCTGCAGCGCAAGGTAATGTAGAGAATTCAGGTTCAGTAAATATAACCTTAGATGATATTACGAGTACTGCCTCCGGGCTTGTTGGTACGGCGGGAGGTGGCAGTCCCATTATGGTGGACGCGGATGCAGTTTATTCAAATGGGTTGGAAACGGCTTTAGCTTTAAATGTAAGTGTGTCAAACAATGGCGGGGTTAGCGGATTGTCAGTAGTTGTTAAGATTCGTAATGGAACTACTACGAACTCTTATTTAGATTTCAATGATATGACTTTTAAAACGTCAGGTCATACTACAATACAATCTGCCTTAACCGACCTTACAGGAGGTTTTTATACTAAACTCCTGGATATGACGTCCATAGTGAATTTGCCTACAAATAATTTAGTTTTAGAGTATATTGTTTCTGGGTCTGTTACGGCAGTGGCAATGGCGACTATTGTAAGAATTGATTCTCTTATTCTGGGAGCTCCCGGTGCCTTAACACTTGGTAAATTCTTAGCTTTGAAGGATGCTTAAAATGAGTGACCAAATGAGTGAAGGTATTGTTGTTAAAGATGCTTTCTTTAAAAAGCATATGCTAATTCCCTCTTTGTTGTTTATATTGACTATAATAGGGGGGACTAAGACAGTAGTTGATAAAATGGAGGTGGAAATGTCTACAGTAAAAGCCCGCCTTGATGAGTATCAGCGCACTCATGTAACTCAAGATCAGTTGACTACCGTCTTAACGGAAATGCGATTTAAGTCAGATGACCCGTATCGGGGGGCTGACGCTTTACGAGATTTACATTTAAGGGATGCTCGATTAAATTCTTTGGAAAAATTGTTGGAGCGTAATACTTCAGATATACATGAAATAACGACTTACATGCGACAACGTTGGGGCTGGCAAACTGCAGACGAGAAAAGAGGAGAGCAGAAATGAACTGGGAAAAAGCGAGAATATATTTAGTAGAGCGGGCAAAGGAAGCGAGTACATGGCGCGGTCTTTGTCTTATGTTAACTGCCTTTGGTGTAGTGATCAATCCTGAACAGATTGAGGTAATCTGCGCTACAGGCTTATTTATTGCCGGGGTTCTTGGGGCAGCTACAAGTGATTCCGGTAAGTAAGGAGAACTGTATGAAGAAACTGGTGTGGGGTATCTTAGCTTTATTATTGATGAGTTGTGCTCAGATGGATGCGAAGCAGACACTGGCTACAAGTATTGTCTTTAGTCAAGCGACGGCTCGTTACATCGAGGCGGGTGATATCCTCGAACGGAAGGCAGCGGTTACAGCGGTGGTGGATAAGGTTCTTGTTTTTGTTAAGGGGAACCCTGAAGCACCAATGCATACGTTGCTGGATGTAGTAAATACACAGATAGATTGGACAAAAATGACAGTATCTGATCAACTGCTAATTCAGGCGATTGTTCAGGCTGGCGTAGATTCTATATCTGTGGAAGGTGCAAGGGATCGTATTGACCCAAATCGAAGGGTAAATCTCTTGCAGATTTTAAACGTAATACGTAATACGGCTCAATTGGTAAATCCAAGATGAAGGAATTCAGTATCCGGTGGGGTGGTTGGCTGATTGCTCTGGTAGCCTTGGTAATCTTATTAAGTTTTAAGGTTATCAATGAAAAGAATATCGGTCACATAATTGAAAGCTCGCGCGCAGCAGTGCAAGAGTTCGCTAAAGTGTGCAGCAAAGGAGATTAAACAATGGCTTTAGAAGATGCAGACTATATATCGCAATTAGTCCCGACCAACCCGCCAGGTACTGACCAAGCTTCTACTACTGATGATCATTTCAGGGTTACGAAGCGAGCTTTACAGCAGTCATTTCCTAATATTAACGGGCCAGTAAATGCAACTCCGGCACAGTTGAACGGGCTTACAGCGTTGGGAAATAACCTTGTTGTACTTACAAACTCATCAGGGATTGTTACTACTTCGACGTATACGGCAGCGTCCCTTGCAAGAATTGGTAATGCGTTGGGAGCAAACTCTGCATTAGTATCTGATGGAAGTGGATATATTGCAGCGCATTCTACTGTGTCAGCTACAGAATTAGGCTATTTGGATGGCGTAACTTCATCGATTCAAACTCAGTTAAATGCAAAACCCGCAGTAGCGCATGATCATACTGGAGGTTCGGAAACACCGATTCCAACTGCGGGCATTGCAGCGTTGGCAGTTACAGCGGCAAAGATAGCAGCAGGAGCAATAACAGATGCTAAGATTTCTTGGACTCTGGCTTCTATTTCTGTTATTACGTTGGCCACTTCCGGAGGTACGGAACTGGTTCCAGTAGGCCTATACGTTGGGGTGAAGGTAGCAGGTGGTGGAGTTGCGCAGTTGCAAGTGCAACATTCTGCTTCTTGGCGGACTAGTGCTTATAACTGGTCAGGTGGAGTTGTTATGTCTGATGGAACTAATGTGAGATTTATTAATCCGAGTTCCGGAGGTAGTGCTTCAATTTATTTATTGAAGTTGCAATAATGGTAAAGTATTCAACTTATTGTATAAGATCAGTACCGCATACAGGAACTCGTTTCCTGTCGCGGTTACTGGATACGCATGGGATACAACTACCCGATTATCATTTCTGGGAGTTTTTACCGGAAGACCTTATAGCCGGATATCCAGGGTTGAAGATATGCCCTATTCGTGATCCGAAAATGGTTTATGTAACTTGGGCTTCGAAAAAAGGTAAAGTCATGTCTATGTATTACACGGCTTGGGCTTTATTCAATGAATTGTATATGTCAGGAGAAGAGGTTTTTGTACTGCCTATTGATACTCCTGATAGAGAAGAGCATTTAAAAGCTTTATCTAAAAGATTAGAAGTTGATTTAAAAACTGATTGGACGCCAGTTGGAAGCGAACCAAGATTACAGGTGGAAATACCTGATCTTTCGGGAATATATAGGTTGGATGTAGTTAAGAAATTTTATTCGAAGGAGTAAGCTATGGCCGAGACTAATGAGATTAATGAAACTCAAGAACATATACCGCCGCAGGAGTTGCATGAACAACTGCAAAGGGATGCTACAGAAAGAGCATCAATGGAAAAAGCTTTATGGGAGGCGGCGCGGGATGCTTCTTTACAAGCACAGGCTACTCGAGAAGTAAGGCCTGATAGAGAACGTTCTCGAATGACTGATGTTCCAGTAGGGAGACGTAGACGATGACAAGAGATGATGCAGTTGACGCTATAATGCGGAGACTGGCTAACCGTACAGATACCTCTAACAGTCTTCGAAATATGATAATTGCGGAGATGGTTATGGTTATTGAGGAAAATCTGGAACGGGAACCAGAACTTCCTTGGTTTTTGCTGGAAGAGATTACTAACATTGTCACTGTTGCAGATCAGGAATATTTGGATTTAGATGCTGATCTTTTGATGCTCTGGGATGAGGACGGTGGGGGCTTCTGGCGACAGAACTCAGATGGCACAGAGACCCAGTTGAAGATAGATGACTGGGATATTGTTAAGGCGAAATTCAATGCAGATACGGAAGCAGCGGCAACATCGACAAATGCTCCGACGCATGGAAGTGTTATCGCAAATGCCCTGTATATGCGCCCGATTCCGGATGATGCTTATACCATTCATTACTGGCAGTATGGTAAAGATGATACTGGAGATATATCTGGAACATATGGAGATGGCAATGGTGGAAATACTAATCTCTGGTTGACTCATGCAGCTGAATGGGTTATCGGAGAGGTTGGAGCTATTGTAGCATCTGAAATTGTACGGGATAATGAGGCCGCAGGGAACTTTGTAGCTCAGGCGCAGAGAGGTCGAAATCGAGTAATGAATAAAGCCGTGGCTATACAGGAAATACTGAAGGCACGTAATCTGGGAGAAATTTAATATGGCCTTATTACCAGTCGAAAATGTAGGAACTGTAGGGATTATTGTAGATCAACCTGCACACGATATCCCGCCCGAAGGTTGGAGCGGCGGGAAGAATGTATCTTTTCGCGATGGTGCAGTTTTAAAAGCGCTTGGTCAAGGATATATTTATAATACTCTGCAGGTTGCGGTACAAGAAGCCCTGTATTCCTACGTTATTCCAAGTGGTACACAGGACTGGGAGTATACGGTAAGGAATGATATTGACCGGACGGGGGAAACCTTAGTTGTAGGCACACCGTGGAAAGCCACAGAGTGGGGCGCTCAAGCTGGTTCTGCGCACGCTTATCAAATCGTTAATGGAGAAGCGATTAACGAACAAGAGTTACCGCGGTCTGACGGGGCTGCGAATGACTCCTATGGTGGATGCGTTAAGATTTCCGCCGACGGTCAAACTATATTTGTAGGGGCGAGGAGATATAATTCGGAGCGTGGAGCTGTCTTTGTTTATACACTGGTAAATGGTGTATGGACGGAGCAGGATATACTTGAACCTTCTGGACCTGATCTGGCCTACAGATTCTTCGGGATTCATTTTGACTGTACGGATGACGGGAATAAGGTTATTATTGGAGCGCCTCGTTCGACCGCAGATACTGAAGAATCTTACTGTGGATTTGTCTTTGTCTTTGAGAGGAGTGGTTCTGGGGTATGGAGTCAGGCGCAAAAGATTGAATTATCTCCATTAGCTAATAATCAGTATTTCGGAATGTGCTGTGCGATATCAGGTGATGGACGTCGTGCTTTTGCTGGATGGAAAGAGACGGCTACAAGTCCACAAGGGCGGGTGGCGGTTATAGTGCCAACGGTGGATGCTTATGGTACCTTTACTTGGCCAGCTAATCCTACCTCAATCTTAACGGCATCAGATGCAGCAACGGGAGATAATTTTGGTTTTGCACTGGGTTCAGGCGGTTCACCGGTAGATTATTGGTCGGCGAATCCTATTCATGTTAATCAAGATGGTTCTGTTCTAGGTGTTGGTGCCTGGGGAGTTAACGCGAATATCACTGGACCTTATCTGTTTGCGACTACTGCACAAGATGGAGATTTTACAAATGTAGGAGCTGCAACGCATCTTTCCGGAAGTGGAACTATGCGGATTACTGGTAGTGATGGTGGAACTAATAATGTGGAGTTAGGTACCACTAATACTATGTATGGAAATACGAATGAGGCTATAGATATTTCCATTGACTTAATTCAAGGTTTAACAGCGAATGTGATGACTATTCAGCTATGGGATAGCATCTCTACGACGTGGACGACTATTGGAAGTTCCGCAAGTAATACAACTATTACTTATACTTTAAATAAGGCGAGTGGTAGCTATGTACAATTCACTTGGAAACTACGATTTTATCTGGCGAGTGGTGGGGGCAGTGACTATTTTGACATTGATAACGTATATATTACTAATACTAATGGCGGGGCTGTTTATATTTTTAATGATACAGGTGGTGGCACCTACTCCGAAGTGCAAAAAGTTGAACCCGTCACCTCGAATACCTCGGAGACTTGGATAGGTTGGAATATCTCGCTGGATGACACTGGGACGATTTTAGCCGCCGGGGGTTACGGGCTGAATGTCACGGGCGCACAAGAGGGTGGCGTCTGGCTTTTCTTTGATGATGGAACAGGTTTCACAGAGGTAAATTTCTTTCAGGAGACTACGCCAGTAGCTTATAGAGAGTTCGGGTATGAAGTTGTGCTATCTGGTGATGGAAGGATAATGACAGTTAATGAATTAGCGGATGCTACGTCCTCTACCGGAGATGGTTATTACGGACATGCTCGGACGCATATTTATGCTGTCGGTGAGAACGTAGTGCCGATTGCTCCGCATTTCCTTTTACCTTGGAGAACTACGTCAGATATTCGCTGGATATTTGCGGGAGAGGAAAAGGTTTATTATACGAATGGAGTAGCGAATACTGATATTACTCGATATACGACGACGCCGGGAGATAATGATTACGATGCTGGTTCGAGGCCTGTGTGGACTGGCGGAGTATTGCATGGAATACCCTTCTTGAATAATGACAATGGAGTAGATTATCCGCAGGCATGGAACTCGGCTACTTCAAGATTGTATAATATGCCGAACTGGCCTGCAAACGTATATTGTAAGGTTATGCGTAATTTTAAAAATTTCATTATAGCCTTGGATGTTACAAATGGAGCCACCCGCGATCCATTCAGGGTTAAATGGTCGTCCTCGGCGGAACCTGGAGCTTTGCCGGCAAGTTGGGATGAGACAGATGATACTTATAATACAGGGGAAGCTTCTGTATCTGAAAGCCAAAATACGGGAGGTTTCTTGATTGACTGTGCTCCATTGCAAGATTCGAATATTCTCTATAAGGGCGATTCGATTTGGAGCATGGATTTAGTTTCAGCTGATCGCGTATTTTCTATTAATAAAAGGAGCGGGGAAGCTGGCCTGTTAGCGCCGGGCTGTGTGCGATCTTTCTTCGGTACGCATTTCGTTGTAGGGTATAATGATGTATATCTGTTTGATGGTAACTCTCCGCGGTCTATTATTAAGAAGAGAATGCGTCGTTGGCTTTATAACAACATTCATAAAGATTATGTAGCGAAAACTCGAGTTGTTCCGGATTATCGTAGGCAGGAAATGTTAATTGCTTTTGTAGAGGGTGGCGCAACTTCAACTTATTTAACTAAAGCACTTATCTGGAACTGGGATGAGGATACTTGGACGATTCGAGATTTACCAGAGATTGCCTATTTGGAGAATGGTCTGGTGGCGGGGTCGGATTCCACCTTTGATGATTTGCCAGGGGTGTTTGATGATTTGTCCTTTCCTATGGGCGGTGATGATATTACACCAGCACAGACAGAAATTTTAATGGCGAGAGCTTATCTAGAACAGCAACTTATTCGTATGAACGTAGGGTATACGGATAGAGGTAATGCTTATGAAAGTTTCGTCGAACGAAGAGGTCTGGCGATTACTGGGCAAGGCCAGCAAGGACGGCCTAAGGTTGATCCGTCTAAGCGAGTAATTGTTCGTGGTCTGTATCCGAAGATATTCTCAGAGACTAATCCGATACTGGAATTTTATGTCGGAGGGCAAGAGCATCCTAATGGACCTGTGCAATGGCAAGGACCGGAGTATTTTCAGGTAGGGGTAGATGTAAAGGTAAATTGCATGGTTAATACTCCATATATTGCCTACCGGATAAGGGATGAAGGTACTGAAGGTTGGCAAATGTCAGGATTACATTTTGACCTTGATCTGATTTCGATGAGGTAATTATGGATTTTATTATTCCAGATGTTCCAAAAGAATATGATCCGCTGTATTTCGCAAGATTATTTCGAGCGATGAAGACGGCTGCGGCTGAAATAAGAGAGAAGCATGTTTATCTGGAAAAAGTTCATAATGTGGTAGATAAACCTCGCGACGGGATTTTAGTTTATGCGGATGGAACTAACTGGGACCCTGGTAATGGCGAAGGTTTATATCAATATCAGAGCGGTTTCTGGGTATTGATACAAGGGAATAAAAAACGGAATCATGTTTTTACCTTGCAGAATTTACGAAAGGGGGCAACAGCGCCAGTTGATAGTACCTTAGGAACTACACCTACTATTCCTACTTTGTACTTTTCAGCAACAAATGAGTTGGTCTCAGGATATATTACGATGCACGAGGCCTGGGATAAAAACTATGATTTGGAGTTGGAGCTGTTCTGGGCGCTGGCTAGTGCACAAACAAATGGAGATGCCTTGTCTTTAACTTTGGATTATGTAGTTACTAAGCATGATACGACAGGGCAAGGTCCGGCAAAGACTTCTACGCAATTAACCTTAGACCATACAATGACAACGGCTGAGGGGCTAGCGGTGGGAGATATGCATCCGACTATTTTTGTTTTGCCAGCGAATGATGCAAATAATGGATTTGCTGCAGGTGATCATTCAATGGGAGTAGGCTTTGAAGTTCATTTGACTAATGTGGTTGGGGTTGCTGATATTCATTTACTCGGCGGCCACCTGAATTATATTTCGTTATTTTAAAAGGAGAGAGTTATGAGTATTGGTGATATTTTAGGTGGTCGGAATAGAACCTCAACAACTACACAAACGTCAACTTATACGCCAGTGCAGTCGCAGCAAATTGGAAATTTTTTGCCGTCGGCTGAAGAGTTTTATCAACAGGGAACTCCGGATGTATCTGGGATTCAGACAGGGCAACAGAATGCTATGCAGGCTTATTTAGATGCGGCGGGTGGTCTTGGGGGAAATGCCCAGGCCTTACAAGGAGCGCAGCAAAGTTTATTCAATGCGGCGAATCCTGCGGCGAATCCAGCTTTTCAACAGTACCTTCAGTTCATCAATGACGAGACTTTGAGAGCTACGCAGCAATTGTTACCTCGACTGGCTACAGAAGGAGTTATGTCCGGGACGCTTGGAGCCTCAAAATATGATCAGGCGAAGCAGCAAATCGGGGAATCGGCTCAGCGGCAAATTGCGGGGAATACAGCAGGAGCGATCAATCAGGCATATGGGCAAGGTTT